TCAAGGTGTCGGGAGTTCGAATCTCTCTTGGGTCACCAACAACGCCACTTTTATTTTGTCGGGATAAACAGTTATGTTTTTAACGGCAAGCTCAAACAGGGTCTTGATAAATTCAGGACTCTGTTTTTGTTTGAGTTGTTTCTGGAACGTATCGATGATTTTATCAATATCAAAGGTTGTAGACTGTACGATAGCCTGTCTGTCTTCGGCTTCTTTAATTTGCGCCCTGAGCCGCAGTATTTCTTCCTTGAGTTGCGCCATTTTCGCGGATGTAAATTCATCTCCCCGATCGGTCATGTACAGATCGTATAATTTATCAAGTCGCTTAGACGCATCACTTTCCTGCTTTTTTAGCCTCTTTATCAGTTCTGTATAATCAGGAACTTTTACAGTCATGTTATTTTTAGCGATAATTCTTTTTATCTGATCGTGCGCATCCGGAGCCGTAAATAATTTGCGGATTAGCTGGTATACTGTGCTTTCGATATCATCGCGATTGATAAATTTCTGCGGGCACTTTTCTTCTCCGAGAAGACGTCCTTTTGGACATCTGTAGTAATAATTCTTTATACCGCGGCTGTTTTTCGTCGAGTGTGCGACCATAGCAGATCCACACTGCCCACAGTGTATAAGTCCGGACAATGCGTAGATTGCTTTTGCATTTCCTGCACCTGATCTTCTTTTATTCTGATCCAATTTAACCTGCACCTCCTCAAAAATTTCTCTTGAAACAGTGGCCGGAATAACATTTTCAAAATACTGTACATTATCGCTTGTTTGATGATTATTTCGCTTTCCTTTGCGGAATAACGTTTTGCCGAGATAAAGGTCTCCAACATACTTTCTATTCCGCAAGATTTCATAAATAGAAGCAATGGTAAATTCTTTCCCGGCGCGGTTTCGATAACCGGCATTGAAAAGTCGCTTGCGAATAACGCCGTAATGAACGCCTGCAGCGTACAAGTCAAAAATCATACGGACGGCAGGTGCTTCGTCTTCGTTGATGATTAACTTTTTATCAGCATCAACAGAAAAACCATACGGTGGACGACCACCTGTGCATTTACCTTGAATTGCGTTTTCACGCAGGCCCTTTTTGATTTCGTTTGAAAGATTCCGCGAATAGTAAGCGGCCATGCCGACCAGCATGGACTCCATCATCTGCCCTTCGGGGGACGTGCTGTCGATATCCTGCCGGCTGTAAGCGTATTTTACACCCGCTTCTTCTAATTTGTGCTTTGTTATGTAATAATCGAGTTCGTTTCGCGCGTTGCGGTCTATTTTGTGAAATACGACGATATCAAATTTCCCTTTTTGTGCATCTTTTAGCATAAGTTTATACTGTTCACGGCCGATAGTCGTAGTGCCTGATTTTGCTTCATCGGCATACTTTGCAACAATAGCGTAATTGTGCTTTTTGCAGTATTCAGTACTGTCTCTGAATTGCGCAAGAATAGATTCTTCACGCTGGTTTTCGGAAGAAAATCTGGCGTATAAAGCGGCTCTAAGCATTATAAAATCAGCTCCTTTGTTTAAAATGGGCTGATTATGCTATAATTATAGAGTAATCAGCCCGAGGTGGGTTATTACATTTTCCCGCTATCGTACGGCAATACGATAGCGGGATTTTTATGTTATAGTGAAATTATCCACTTTCATGAACCCCAATTCATTTTAAAAATTTTAGACCCTTTAATTTAATATCTGCTATCGATTTGTCATACACGATGAACATAGACTGCGAAACATCTTCCAATTTTCCGTTGTTTACATCTTCTGAAATTTTATATTTATATTCTCCAGAGTGGACATCTATAATCGTTAATACGGTTTGCCCTTTAAATTTCATTGTTGTATGAAATAATCCGGGGGCATTTATTTTATCAATATAAAATTGGCTATATACGACGTAGTCGGCATTCAGGAGTTTTCCGATATTAATTAAATCTGTTGTACTGAACGAAATATCAATCTTATTGTCTAAAATATAATCATTAGCGACCTGCGCTGTTTTTTCTTCCGGTATCATGGATCCTTGCATAGCATTCACAATCAACTGCTGCCTTGATTTTAGTTCATTCAACTCATTTTTATCTTTTGTAGATTGTCTTGCGCCAGCCATTAAAACTGCGACATTTGGAGCCGATGCATAAGCGATATTAAATGTAAATAAAGACATGATAGTAATCAATAGTGCAATCAACAATTCTACTTTTTTCATAATTTATCTCCATTTATAAATGACGTACTCCGTAAGAAATGGACTTAAGATAAACCAATTGATATGGAATACCGAACGTACGCGCCAGATTATAAATATCTATTTCCGGATGACCGGCTATCAATTCATCAGGGAACAGCAACTCTACGGCAAACTGATTCGCTTCTTTTTCAATCTTGCAGTTAGCAATAAAAGAATTTCGATTAAAAGCATGGGTGCCGGCGTGTGGATGAAGTAGTGCATGTCCGAGTTCATGAGCACAGATGAACGGCTTGAGAAACGGATCGGCATGATCATTTATCCGTATTGTTTTGATGCGAAACAAATTACTGAAATATCCTAAATTTTTCCCGAGCTCTTCGTATAAAATATAGATGTCATTTTCCGCAGCAATATGGAACGGATTCCTCGTGTCATGTATATTCGCTATATCATTTGCGAACTTTTTTATATTCATGATGTAATCCTTTATTTACGATGTTTCTTTGGAGTAAACTTTTCTTTTGCTTTTAATTTTGCAAAGCGGAGAGCGTTTTCAAGAGATGCTTTCATGTACTCACGTGTTTCGGGATCCATCGGTTCTCCGCCGTTATACATGGCGATAGCATCCTGACTGTCCATATCATTCAAGATATCGGACAGTCTTTTTTGGATGTCTTTTTCGTCTTTTTTGGTAAAGGAAAGATGAAAAGACGTGAGAGCAGACTTATCATCCTCGGTTAACCCCATCATATAAGATGGGGTAACTTGAAATAACTTAGCCAATTTTGAAATCAATGATCGTTTAGGATTAACAAGCAAGCCATGCTCATATTTGTATATAGCTGCTTTTTGCAACCCTACATATTCTGCAACTTCCTGCTGCGTTAGCTTATTCTTTTTTCTTAAAGTATAAAGGATATCTTTAAATTCCATGTGTGTCACCGCCTTTTTCGTATCTTGATTATACCATATATTTTTTTTAAAACAAGAAAAAATATCTTGACAAGACACAGAAACGGATATACAATCAAGGTATCCTAAGGAGATACTTAAAGAAAGCGGGGTGAAAAAATGAATAAACTATTGATGAGGGCCGAAATGATGAAATACGGAGATAGTCAAAAAGATTTAGCGACTGCCTTAGGGATAAGCCTATCCCGATTAAATCTAAAAATCAACGGTGGGGCAGATTTTCGACAAGCAGAAATACTTTTCATAAAAGATAGGTATAAATTAAAGCCTGAAGAAATAGACGCTATTTTTTTTGACGAAATAGTATCCTAAAAAGATACTAATGGTTTTCCAGAAAGTGAGGTAAAGAAGAAAATGAAGATCGAGTGCACTGTTGAAGAGTTTAAGAAACTCACAGAAAAAGAGCCCCGCGGCAACGGAGCTCTGAAGGTTCGTACAACTATAAATCTTCTTACTTGTAGTCGATTGATCCGACAGCACATGCAAGAACAGAATCATAGCGGACAAACAAAAACGGGAGTTTGGTAGGCTCATTCCCGATTACAACTGTGGCGTTTTGCAGTAAAAAGAAAGGCTCGCTCCCGCATAGAACGTGTTTCTTTGGCTGCGTAGATTCGGGCTTGCCGAAACACGCACGTAAAAAAGCTCTGGGTGCTTCTGTCTCAGGTGTCACTGGATCGTCGCTAAAAACAGGTGTACCAAAAATAGTACCAGTAGCCGTTAACAGAATTAATTGATTCTGAGTGAGATCTCCGGCCTGCGTAGTAACTGCCAATGCGCCCACTAAGGATCTAATATTCATCGCATTCACCTCCTCTCTAAAACAATTATAGAGAGGCGTGCGGAGTAAAGCAAAAAACATATCAATTTCTTCTCTCCGTTGAGCCGCCCGCAAATAACAAGTTGTTGTTATTGCTATATCCATTGTGAACTGTGTTATGCTCGACAACTAATAAGCCGGGCGGCTCAACGGAGAGAAGAACAGAAAAAATCGAGGTGATTAAATTTGAGAGTTTCAGACGAGCTTCCGTCGGTTATCGAAGTCAGCTATCAACCGCCGGGAGAAGAAGCAGATTTTCACGAGTACAAGCTGGCGAAGTGGATTATGAGTTTATCGAAAGAACAGGAGGGCTCGGCATGATTGACAGATTAATAATCTATTTATGGCTTTTCCTGTCCGTCGTACTGATTATCGCCGCAGCGGGGAAAATATCATGATTAAATATTTAACAGCTTTCATAGCAATTGTTTTCTTAGCCGGCTACGCAGTACAGCCGCCAGAAAAGACGGTGCCGTACAAAGTCACGGTAGCGCGCGGTGAAAGTGTGTGGGACGCTTGCGCAAGGGTCGCTAGTGATAAGGACCACATGCAGGAGCTGGTCTACAACGCACTGAAAGAAAACCGCATCAACGATCCCGGCAATGTTCAGCCGGGGACAGAAATCGTTATCAGAGTAAAGGAGATGAGGTAAAAATGGCGTGTAGGGGAGATGTCGATACCGAAGATGTAGATATGGTAGCACAAGTGGCCCGTAGCGGGGAGTTCATACTGTGCGGATATCTTAAAAACTTCGAACGCAGCATGTCTAGTGGTCAGAAAGAAAAAGTGATTGCAGCTATGGATTTCTTTGAAACGTTAGCTAATCACTTAGAGACATTAACGGTCGCCGTTGAAGACATGAATTATAGAGAGGAGATGTATGAATGCGGAGAAGACTATTAACTATTTTATTCACATTGTTAGCACCCTTCGCGGCGCATGCGGAATGGCTCATCGCAGAGTGCAGCGCTTATACACCGTATGACTGAGGGACTATTACCGCAACGGGCGAAACTGTCCACGTTGGCGGAGTAGCTTGCAACTTCCTGCCGTTCGGTACAGTCGTCGTTATTGACAGCGTGGAGTACATCGTAAATGACCGCTGCGGCATAGATAACTGCATAGATATTTTCATGGAAAGCTACGAAGACGCTATCGAATTTGGAAGACAGCACAAGGAGGTTTATATCAAGAGATGAATCCGATTATGCAACCAATCATTAATAAGTACGTTGTGCTGTATGTGGCGCACCCTTTCGGTGGAGATTTAGATAATGTTTCCCGCGCGGAAATTCAACTGTCAAAACTGCAAAAATTGTTGCCCCGGCATACCTTAGTATCGCCAATCCACAACTGGGGATATCTGGATTATGAGATGACGAATCAGGTAGCGGCAATCAGCGACTGCGTAAACCTGCTTCTCCGGTGTGACGCTCTCGTATTAACAGGCCTTTGGAATGATTCAGCGGGTTGCCGGGCAGAGTATATTGCGGCAAAAGTAAAAGGCTTACCGATTTTCACTTTCGACGGTGACGATCTGCAACGCATATAAAAGGAGGGTTTATGAAAAAGACAAAGATAAACAGATTATACGACCTGTACGTAGACAATCGCGCGATTAAAGATCAGGAAGCCGCGGAACTGCTGGACACGGATTACCGAGCCGTAGGCGTCATGAAACGACGGCTTAGAGACCACGGGTACATCCAGATCGAGGATAACAGCGAAGTAACCATTCTCATGCCGTATAAAGACCAATCAGAAAAAGGAATCGGCGGACTTCGACTCGAAGTTGTTCTGGAAATGCTGGAGTACTACCGGGAAGATTTCCGCGGGCAAGAAACTTTTGCTGAACGGATGAAAGTCGGCAGAGAAATCCGCCTGTTGTTAGACATGATCCGCTAGAGGGAAGGAGGCGATTATATTGTTTGAATGCACAGGATGCCCGCATTACGGATACTGCATACCCGACGATTGCGCGGACATGAAAAAGACCCATGAACAGCAGCCACTGGTCAAGGGTCAAAGAAGAAAAACTTCTATCTCAAGGATACTACAAAGAAAGCGAAAAGACAATGGACTACAAAACTTTTATTGACTCAAAAAGCCAAATAACCGAAAGTCACGGGTTTGAAATATCCGCAGAAGATCTTCATCCTAACCTGTTCGACTTCCAGCGGGATATCGTCCGCTGGGCACTTGCTAAGGGCCGCGCCGCTATTTTTGCCGATTGTGGACTTGGAAAAACTCTGATGCAGCTTTCGTGGGCATATGAGGTGACGCGGCATACAGGAAAACCTGTCTTGATTTTAGCCCCGCTGGCGGTTTCCGCGCAGACGGTAGCCGAAGGGCAGCGCTTTGGGATCCCTGTCCACCTTTGCGAAAAAGCAGAAGACGTAACCCCGGGAATTAATATTACGAACTATGAAAAGCTGGATCGCTTTGATACGTCAGTTTTTTCAGGAGTAGTGCTGGATGAGTCGTCTATTTTGAAATCGTTTACCGGCAAAGTCCGAAATCAACTAATCGAGTCGTTCAGCCGTACTCCATACCGTTTAGCATGCACAGCTACCCCCGCGCCGAATGACTTCATGGAACTTGGTAACCATTCTGAGTTCTTAGGGGTTATGTCACGGACGGAGATGTTGTCTATGTACTTCGTTCACGACAGCGGGGAAACGTCTAAGTGGCGGCTCAAAGGACATGCTGAAACCAGTTTCTGGCGATGGATGGCCAGCTGGGCTGTCGTTCTGGATAACCCGGCAAGCTTAGGCTACAAAGACGAGGGTTACACGCTTCCTGAAATCCGCATGCACGAAGTCGTTGTTGACGGCGATGCCCCGGTAACCGAAAAACTAACTCTGACGCAAAGGCGATCCGCGCGGAAAGAATCACTGCAAGACCGCTGCCAAGTGGCAGCGGAACTGGTCAATAACAGCACGGAGCAGTGGCTCGTATGGTGTGATCTCAACGCGGAATCGGAAGAACTTCACCGGGTGTGCAATTTGTCACAGGAAGTAAAAGGCGCAGATAAAGCTACGCATAAAATAAACGCTATGACAGGTTTTTCTGTGGGGCTGCTGAAATGTCTAATCACAAAACCGAGCATCGCAGGTTTCGGGATGAACTGGCAAAACTGCCGCAATGTCATTTTTGTAGGGCTATCCGACAGCTATGAACAATTTTATCAAGCGGTAAGACGATGCTGGCGATTCGGGCAAAAGAAAGCGGTGGATGTGTACATCATCATCTCCGCGAAAGAAGGCTGTGTGAAAGAGAACATCGAACGCAAAGAAGCAGACAGCCGTAAAATGCGAGACGCCATGATTACACTGACAAAGCAGGCCGTCAAGGAAGAACTAAAAGCAACTTGTCGCGTTATGGCAAAATACGAGCCCAGCGTCGATATGATTTTACCAAAATGGACAGAGATGGAGGTGGCGTAACCCTTGAAAGTAATTGATCAATATGTATCAAACAGAGTATCCCTGTACAACGGTGACTCTATAGAAATACTTAAGGGCTTGCCGGATCACTGCATACATTATGCAATATTTTCTCCGCCGTTCAGCAGCTTATATACGTATAGCAACAGCGACCGTGACCTGGGCAACAGCACGGGAGATGATCAGTTCTACCAGCATTTTCTTTTTCTAGTAAAAGAACTGGCACGGGTCATCATGCCTGGGCGGCTGGTGTCCGTGCACTGCATGGATATTCCGAAAATGAAAAGCCGAGATGGCGTTATCGGGCTTAAGGATTTTCCCGGAGAGCTAATTCGGGAATTTGAAAATGCGGGCTTTATCTACCATAGCCGCGTCGTCGTCTGGAAAGACCCATTAGTAGAGGCTACCCGGACAAAAGCACTGGGGCTTATGCATAAACAGCTGTGTAAAGACTCCGCGATGTGCCGAATGGGGCTGCCGGATTATGTATTGACTTTCCGGTTACCGGGGGACAATCCGGAACCAGTCAGCCACGAAGCCGGGCTTAGCCGCTTTTACGGTGAAGATGAACCGAAAGGTATAAAAGGTGCAAGACCAGAACCGGACGCAGATCTAGTAGCTAAGAAAGAAAAGTATAATACCGAACCCGTTTATAGCCATCAAGTATGGCGGCGGTATGCGTCTCCGGTGTGGATGGATATCCGGCAGAGCAACACGCTAAACCGAACCGCCGCCAGAGATGAAAAAGATGAACGACATATCTGTCCGCTACAGCTGGATTTAATAGCCCGCTGTCTGGAACTCTGGACAAATCCGAACGACATTGTTTTAGATCCGTTTGCCAGTATCGGCAGTGTTCCCATCGTAGCTTTACAGATGGGGCGCCGGACTATGGGCTTTGAATTAAAAGAATCTTATTTTAAGCAGGCAGTGCTTAACTGCCAGAAAGAGGAAAATCATGATGACCGTAACATTTGAAGGATCCGCCGCCGAAGTACTTAGCGAAATGCAGGTGTTTTTGAAAAACTCGGTAACACCAAAAGGGAGCACCGTAGAAGTTACACCGGAAAAAGTAACTCTTGCATGTACTGCGGCACCGCAGATCAGCAAGGTTAAAATACCTGATTCGGCGCCTAAGGCGGCTAAATCTCCCGCTGTCCCGGTACAACTCCCAACTGTCCCGGTAGCCCAGGCTAAAGAATACACGCAGGCCGAAATTCTTGCAGCCTGCGGACCGCTGATGGACGCCGGGAAAGTACCGGAACTGACACAAATTATACAAGAGTTCGGAGTAGCTTCCATGATGGAAATTCCACAGGAAAAGTACGGCGAATTGGCAGTTAAGCTCCGCGCGATGGGGGCTAAGTTATGACACAGCACGCCTTATTAAGCGCCTCAGGAGCGCATAAGTGGCTCGTGTGCACAGCATCAGCAAGGCTGGAGGCAGAGTTCCCCGACACAACTAGCGAATTTGCCCGCGAAGGAACACTGGCGCACTCGATCGCCGAACTGAAATTACGGCGGTATGCTATCGAGCCGATGAGCCCCGCCACTTTTACCCGGCGGATGAATAAACTGAAAAAAGATCCTCTGTATCAAAAAGAAATGGATGGCTATACGGAGGAATATCTGGACTGCATTAAGCAGATCATGCTGGCTTATGGCACAAAGCCCTACATAGCAGCTGAGAAAAAAGTTGATTTCAGCCAGTTCGTTCCGAAAGGCTTCGGCACTGCCGACTGCCTAATCATGACACCAGACGCCTTGCATGTTGTAGATTTCAAATACGGTAAAGGTGTACCGGTAGACGCCAAAGACAACCCGCAGCTGAAGCTATACGCTCTGGGGGCGCTGTCCGAATACGGGCTGCTGTATCAGTTTAAAACAATTCACATTCACATCGTGCAGCCGCGGCTGAAAATCTTAGGAACAGATACATTCTTACGCGCTGCGCTCACGGAATGGGGTAATTCCGTAGTTAAACCAAAAGCAAAAGAGGCATTTGAGGGGCCAGGGGAATTTCATCCGGGCGAACACTGCCGTTTCTGCCGGGCAAGGGCTCAATGTAAAGCAAGATCCGAGTATTACGCCGCTTTAGCAGAAACGGCCAAAGAAAACGCCAATCCCGCGTTAATTACAATGGCTGACTTAGGGGAATACCTCAAGAAAGCTGGGGCGCTCAAAAAATGGGCAGAAGATCTACAGGCTTATGCGTTATCCAGCTGCCTTTCTGGTAAAACAGTACCGGGATGGAAAGCCGTAGAAGGCCGCGGCAGCCGCGTATTCACGAGTACCGATGAGGCGTTTAAAGTCCTCACGGACAATGGGATTGATGAGTCCCTGCTGTACAGTCGTGTACCGGCTACTTTGGCACAGACAGAAAAAATCGTAGGCAAAAAAGTATTCGAAACTCTACTCAGTAAGTATGTAATTAAAAACCCCGGAAAGCCGACACTGGCACCGGAATCAGACAAACGAGAAGCAATCAGTAATGTGGTATCTGCAAAAGATATATTTAAACCTGTAGGAGGTAACTAATCATGGAAAACACAAACATCGTATTAAGAAATGTCAGACTCAGCTATGTACACATTTTAAAAGCCTATGCACGGATACCCGGCGCCGAGGCGAAGTACCAAACGACAATTCTCGTACCGAAAACGGACATTGCGGCAAAGGCGGAAATTGACCGTGCTATCGAAGCCGCTAAAGCAAACGGAATTACCGGTAAATGGAACGGCGTAGCCCCGGCTATCGTCGCCACCCCAGTACATGACGGAGATGGACTTACCCAAAATGGCGCCGAATACGGCCCTGAATGTAAAGGCCATTGGGTATTCACTGCGTCAAGTGCCGCCGATAAGCCCGTAGAGGTAGTAGACGCCAATTTAAATCCGATTATTTCACCGATACAGATCTACAGTGGTATCTACGCTAATATCTCCGTTAATTTCTTCCCATATAACTTTCAAGGTAAAAAAGGCATTGGCTGCGGGCTCGGCCCCGTGCAGAAAGTTGCCGACGGCGAACCTTTAGGCGGACAGGCGCCGTCTGCTAAATCTGTATTTGCTGCGCAGCCTGCCGCCGTACAGAAAGTGAATCCATTAACCGGGCAGCCGATGTAAATAGTGGAGGCCCTTAACCGGGCCTCTTTCATTATTATCTGAAAGGCTCATTATGAAACACCTTAGTATAGACATTGAAACTTTTTCAGACGTAGATATTAAAAAATCCGGTCTGTTTAAATACTGCGAGTCCCCCGTCTTTGAATTATTGCTTTTTGCATATGCCTACGACTTCGGAGATGTCCATGTCGTGGATCTGGCACAAGGAGAGAAAATCCCAGATTCTGTTATATCCGATCTGAATAATCCCGAGGTTATCAAACACGCATATAACGCGTCATTTGAAATCACAGGGCTCAACCGCTACGGATATGCTACTTCCCCGGAGCAGTGGCGCTGTACAATGCTTCACGGTTTATATCTTGGCTACCCGGCGGGGCTGGCTTTCTTAGGTGCTGCGTTAGGTATTCCCGAGGACAAACGGAAATTATCCACCGGCAAAGCACTCATCCGTTATTTCTGCGTACCTTGTAAACCGACAAAACGAAATGGGGGGCGAACCCGCAACTTACCGAAACACGATATAGATAAGTGGCATTTATTCAAAGAATACAACGCGCAGGATGTAGTTACCGAAATGGAAGATTACCGGCGGCTATCTGCCTACCCCGTACCGGGCTGGGTACAGGATGACTGGGTCATCGATTACGAACTAAATCGACGAGGCATTCAGCTTGACATGGATCTAGTTCGAGGAGCTCTGGCCATCGACGATCAACATAAGACAGAACTCGTGGAAAAAGCCATACAAATAACCGGACTTACCAATCCGAACAGTCGCAATCAGCTACTCACGTGGATTAACGATAACTCCGACCTGAAATTGGAAAAACTTACAAAAGAAACCGTGGCCGAGAGCCTGCAGATTGCAGAGGATCAAGTGGCCGAAGTACTGCATATCCGACGGGCTTTAGCAAAAAGCAGTATTTCTAAATATGAATCTATGAAGAATGCTGTGTGCGCTGACGGACGTATCCGCGGCGTGCTGCAGTTCTACGGGGCTAACCGAACAGGGCGTTGGGCAGGGCGGCTGGTACAAGTGCAGAATTTACCGCATGACGTGCCCGTGGCTATGGATACAGCCATCAGATTAGTTAAAAACGGAAATGCCCGCGGTGTCAAGCTTATGTACGGCCATATATCAACTTCTTTATCTCATTTGATCCGTGCGGCTTTCGTCGCTCCGGAGGGGAGCCTGCTCTGTGTATCGGACTTCTCAGCCATCGAGGCGCGCGTACTGTCATGGCTCGCTGATGAGAAATGGCGGCAGGATGTTTTCGCAAAAGGCGGAGATATCTATTGCGCTTCTGCGTCCAGCATGTTCGGCGTACCCGTCGAAAAACACGGAATCAACGGACACCTGCGACAGAAAGGAAAAGTGGCAGAACTAGCGCTGGGTTATCAAGGGGGGCCTCCGGCGCTTATTACAATGGGCGCTCTGAAGCAGGGACTTACGGAAGACGAACTGCCGGATATTGTCCATCGATGGCGCGGGGCTAATCCGCGCATCTGCGGCTTCTGGTATGACGTAGACGGTGCGGCACTTTCTGTCATGTCCGACGCTCGCCCGGTAGGTCTTCCGCACGGGATACTTATTTCGCGAGAATGTAATCTCTTATACGGGTATGACTACTTGACGATACGGCTGCCAAGCGGGCGAAAACTATATTACCCGCAGCCTTATATTAACGAAAATCAATTTGGTAAGCCTGCATTACATTACCGAGTACAGGCAGGAATCAAGTGGAGCCACACATCAACCTATGGCGGTAAGCTAGTAGAGAACATTACGCAAGCAATCGCGCGGGACTGTTTAGCGCTGGCAATCAACCGACTCGTAAAAGCCGGATACAAACCGCTTATGCATATTCATGATGAAGTGGTACTCGAAGTACCGAAAGATAAGATTCATGAAGATGAAATAGATAGGATTAACCAAATTATGTGTGCACCGATACCGTGGGCGCCGGGGCTGCTGCTTAACGCTGACGGCTTCATAAGCCCGTACTACACAAAAGACTGAAAGGGGGGGGGAGTACTTGAATTACGACAGAAAACTGACTATCAGCATCGGAAACAGCCGCATGTCTAAACAATGGACAGCGGCAGAGTGCATGTGGTCGGAATTTATCGAAAAGCTACGCACGCCGCAGCGAACAGCCGAGCTATACGAAGAATATCTCCGGATGGGCAAAGCACAGCAAGGGGCGCTGAAAGATATAGGTGGTTTTGTAGGGGGCGCATTAAAAGGACCGCAGCGTAAAGCATCGGCAATTACCGGTCGTGATCTGGTTACATTAGATCTGGACAACATCGCAACCGGAGAAACGGATAACGTTATCCGCCGGGTAAACAGCTTAGGAATCGGATATGCCATTTATTCTACACGGTCTCATGCGCCTTACCGTCCACGACTCCGGGTAATTATACCGCTGGATAGGACAGTAACCGCTGATGAGTATGAACCTATCGCACGGAAACTGGCCAGCTTGATCGGAATAGAACTTTGCGATCCGACGACCTTTGAAGCATCACGGCTTATGTACTGGCCCGGATGCAGCAAGGACAGCGAATACGTATTTGATTATGCTGACGCGCCATTTGTCAGTTCTGATGGAATTTTAGGGCAGTACGAGGACTGGCATGACGTAAGAACATGGCCGCAGGTACCAGGGAAAGAACTGAAAGCAAAGATACTGCTATCTAAGCAGGCAGACCCGACAAAGAAACAGGGAATCGTCGGCTCATTTTGCCGTACGTACGATATCCGAGGCGCCATACAAGCCTATATTCCGAACGCATACACAGAAACAGACCATACCGACAGATTGACATATACCGGTGGTACAACCGTAGCCGGGGCAGTGTTGTACGACGATGATAAATTCTTGTACAGCCACCACGCAACGGATCCATGCAGCGGGCAGCTGGTTAATGCCTTTGACCTTATCCGCATCCATAAGTTCAGCGGCAATGACGATAACGTCAAAGAAAACACGCCAATTAGTCAAATCCCGTCGTATCGGGCGATGAAGAAGCTGGCTATGCAAGACAGCGCTGTCATGACTGACCTGAACATGACTGCTGCAGTTCATGCGTCAGATGTGTTTTCCTCAAACACCGGCAAAAGTGATCAAAAACCAGCTGAGGGCGTCAACTGGATGCAAGAGGCGAAACTGGCGTATGACGACAACACCGGACGGCCGAAAAAGACGATGGATAATATTATCCGAATTTTAAACCACGACCCGGAACTGGCAGGGAAAATCGCCATCGATGAGTTCTCTACCCGGGGGCTGGCGCTGGACAGCTTGCCGTGGAATACCTGCGACCTGAAACGACAGTGGACAGACACGGACGACGCGGGGATCGCATGGTATCTGGAGGATAGATATGGTATTACGGGACGCGACAAAATCAGCGGAGCCCTTATGCTCGTATCAGAGCAGCAACGGTTTAACGATGTCAAGGATTATCTTCTTAGCGTGTCCTGGGATGGTGCTTATCGACTTGATACGGCCTTCCATGACTACTTAGGCAGTAAAGATACTCCGTACACCCGCGGGGCGGCCAGAAAGTCCTTTACGGCAGCTGTAGCCCGTGTCATGACGCCCGGGTGTAAGTATGACTACGTTCCGGTATTTATCGGGCCACAAGGGATAGGGAAAACCACGTTTTTGAGGACAATCGGAAAAGGCTGGCACAGCGACAGTCTGCAGAGTTTTCACGGGAAAGAAGCAGCGGAACTTATACAAGGTATATGGATCAACGAAATCGGAGAAATGACAGGATACAGCAAATCTGGGGACAACGAAATCAAGCAATTTCTTTCCCGCTGTGATGACGTATACCGGCAGCCCTACGGCCGGCACACGGGAAGATACCCCCGAAAAGGTGTATTTTTCGGTACATGTAACGACCATGATTTTCTGAAAGATCCTACTGGGAGCCGTCGATTCTGGCCGATTGACGTAGGCGTCGAACCAGTAACGAAAAGCATATGGCAGGATCTACCAGATGAAGTAGACCAGCTGTGGGCAGAAGCCGTGATGCGGTGGAAACAGCATGAACCGATATACTTTGAAGATCCCGCCATAGAAGCAATGGCTAAACAGGAACAAGACAGACACCGCGAAGACAGCGCAAAAGACGGACTGATTCAGGACTTTCTGGATCGGTTAATTCCAATAGAATATGATTCCATGTCACTGACAGCCCGGAGGATGTACTGGTCCGGCAACGCCACGGGGATAACTGGCACAAAGCTGCGAGATAAGACTTGCGCGCTGGAGATCTGGTGCGAGTGCCTCGGCGGCGAGCCCCGCAGCATGAAACGGGCGGACGCCCGGGAAATCAATCAAGTGTTATGCCAACTTCCGGAATGGAAGAGAAATGTATCCCGGAGGCGTTATAGCTATTGTGGAACACAGCGAGGCTTTGAAAGGATATTTATTCAGAATAGTAAATAAATATCCTTAATAATCCGTTAATGTGTCGTGAACATTCAATGTGCACAATCAAGGCCGTATTGAGAATAAAACACAGCCTATTTGAGAACTAAAGAGGATTTTAAGAAAAGCCAAAGAGAGTTTTAATCATTAGGGAATACCTAAAACGTGAACATTAAAAAAGTTTGTTCACGCCTAAAGTTCACGGCAGTTAAACGACTATATCTATCTAAACTAACTAACGTGAACAACGTGAACATAGTTATGAAGAGTTTAGAAAAACAAGGAGTATTGAACAAGGTGTACGGTAATTGTGCCTTACGCGCCAGAAATAAAAATAAAATGTTGACCCCTGCGCGCGTGCGAATAAAAATTTTATATACATATATAGGCGAACACAAAAAGTATTTTCATGCAAGGAGGGTAAATCATGCAAGTAGTTAAACATTCGGAAAGAGATGCTGAAAAGTTATTAGTTAGCAAGATTAAAAAACTGGGTGGCAGGGCCTATAAATTTACGTCACCCGGCAGCGCCGGGGTACCCGACAGGATTATTATTCTCCCGGGAGGGTACGTAGAATTTGTAGAAATGAAATCTGAAACGGGGATGCTTAGTGTTCTTCAGAAGATATGCATATCGCATTTAAGATCGTTGGGGTGCCATGTTGAAGTGTTATACGGGGCGAAAGACGTAGACACTTATGTAACTCGCGTGAAGAAAATGATAAAAAACGGAGGCGCAGTATGAATTTTGTGCCGCATCAGTACCAGCAGTACTGCATGAATCGAATTGTGCAAGATCCAGCTGTCGGGCTATTTCTTGATATGGGTCTTGGAAAAACGATTATCACGTTGTCCGCGATTAACGAATTAAAGTACGGGCGGTTTCAGGTAAAGAAGGTATTGATTATAGCCCCGAAAAAGGTAGCCGAGGCAACGTGGCAGCGCGAGGCGGCAAAATGGGATAACGTAAGCCATTTAAGGATTTCCACTGTACTCGGCAGCACATCTAAACGTATTCGGGCATTACATACGCCGGCGGATGTTTATATTATTAATCGGGAAAATGTGGTGTGGCTGGTGGATTACTATAAAAACGACTGGCCTTTTGACATGGTGGTAGCCGATGAAATGAGTAGCTTCAAAAACCATCGTGCAAAGCGATTTAAGGCCTTAGCGGCTATCAGGAGTCATATTACTCGTTTGGTGGGCTTGACAGGCACTCCTAGCCCGAATGGGTTATCAGATTTATGGAGTCAGGTGTATCTTTTGGATCAAGGTGAACGATTGGGTAAATATTTTACACATTTCCGGGAACGATACTTTGAGCCCGGGCGGCGGTGCCGCGAAGTGGTGTACTCATACGATCCGAAAGAAGGAGCCGAAAAAGCAATTATGGATGCCATTTCCGATATCTGTGTGTCGATGAAGTCAGAAGATTATCTAGAGTTGCCGGAAATTGTTTATCACGATGTTCCGGTAGCCCTTAGCGCCAAAGCACAAAGAGATTATAACGAGCTGGAGAAAAAAATGGTTTTAGATTTAGGCGATGACCACGTACTTGATGTTACCAGTGCGGCAGCACTGTCCAATAAACTGCAGCAGCTGGCTAATGGAGCTGTGTACACAGACGATGGCGGATGGCAAGAGATTCATAATGATAAGATAGAGGCCTTTATGGAGTTGATAGAACAGCTTAACGGGAAGCATGCGATCGTGTTTTATAACTTCCGGCATGACTTAGATCGTCTAAGAGCCGCATTGCAGAAAACCAATTTACATATACGTCAATTACAGACGTCAGCGGACGAGCTGGATTGGAACGCGGGCAAGGTGGATATTTTACTGGCCCATCCCGCTAGTACGGCTTATGGTTTAAATCTTCAGGACGGCGGAAACCATGTTGTTTGGTTTGGATTGAACTGGTCTCTGGAATTATATCAGCAGGCTAATAAGCGATTACATAGGCAAGGTCAAAAAAATAGAGTCATTGTTCATCAGTTGATCTGTGAGGGTACTCGTGATGAGGATTTGGCTAGGGCGTTACTCATGAAAGATGCGGCACAGCAGTACGTAATGGATAGCTTGAAAGCCAGAGTAGATAAGTATAGGAGGCAACAATGACAGAGATTTTGATTTTCGTAATTGGCGCTATCGTCGGTGTCGTAACAGTAGCGTTGTGCGTCGCGGCAGGCAGGAGGAGAAATGACGGTTAAAGAGTTTTTGAGGTCGGTCAGAGAACAGGACAGATTGTTACGTGCATACGAGCAGGAGTTAGAGGATTTAAGGCGCAGAGCGTATAACATCTCAAGTCCGAAACTTGGCGATAAAATACAGTCAAATCATTTAGCTACTCTTGATGAAATCGTCGATAAGCTGGATTCACAAATTGAAAAAGTAAATGCCGCATGGGACGAGTTGATCGATAAACGAGATCAGGCTAAAGCATTGATTGATAGCGTGGATGACAAGAGCGGCCGATGCGTACTGTATCGGTATTACATATTGATTCAGACGTGGGAGCAGATAGCCGTGGATATGAATTATACAATCAGGTGGGTTTATAAGCTGCACGGAAGATCTTTGCAAATTTTAGAAAAAGAGTTCACTAAAATTCATTATAATTCACTATAAGACGTGTTATTATGGTAAAGGGAAATTTAAGGATGAACCTCCTTTCCGCAAAAAGCACACGTCAGGGATTGGCGCGTGCTTTTTGTTTGTAAAAAAAATATAAAAACGCTTGACAATACATAAGAAAAGATGCATAATAAATACAGAAAGGAGGTGAGAATGCGGATATGAATAATAAAATAAGCCTTGTAACAGCAATAATCAATTTGATAACAGCGATTATATTACTTTACAAGGCTCAATGACCGAAGAGGGTGGAACACCCACCCTCCACCCTCTGGGTGGTTCATTTATAATATATCATATTCGCAAAAGCTATGCAAAAATTAACATTATGGATTTCTGTTATAGCATTGCTTGTTTCGTTGATGGCATTAGTGAAGGCGGCTGGGATGTAATGAAATTAATTGAAAAGGTTATGACAACAGCAGAAGCGGCAGAATTGTGGAACATACCTGTTGTAACAATAAAACAGGCGTGTTCCGGTCAAAGAGGGTATCCACCGCGGTTTACGAGCGAAGAGTGCCGCAAGTCGGGGCACATCTGGCTTGTAACCCGTGCGGGGATGGAACGGGTTTATGGAAAGATTTAATCAAAGCACAATAAAAAATGCCTTGCAGCCGTTCAGAAATGGGCGGCTTTTGTATTTCCGGCGGTGTACAACTGCCTGATGGGGGCAATATGAGAAGAGCATTGCGAGAATGCGGACATCCCGGATGCCGCGCATTAACGAGAGAAAACTATTGCGATAAACATAAACAATTGCACATAAGAAATCCGAAAGAGTTTGAGCGGGAGTCACCGACTAAACGGGGATACAATTACAAGTGGACGAAAGCGCGCAAGGCTTTTTTGGCACAGCATTCGTTCTGCGAATGTCCAGCTTGTAAAGAATCAGGACATCCGCTGCCGGCTAATGTGGTTGACCACATCGTTCCGCACAGAGGCAATCAAGATTTGTTTTGGGATGAAAGCAATTGGCAGGCGATGAACAAGAGATGTCATGACAAGAAAACAGCGAAAGAAAACGGCGGATTCGGAAATAAAATTAAAGCTTGATAGACTACCCCCGGGTCAAAAATGTTTTGACCGGATGCGACAGTACCGTGCGCCTCCTCTTTTGTGAAAAAAGTTCGGGAAATGGACCTTACATTAAACTCATGCGATGAAATGTCAATTATGCGCAAATAGCAACGCTAAAAAGAAAGGAGGAATAGCATGGCTGGGCGTCCGGCAAAACCTATCGATTTGCATATAGTTTCAGGCAATCCGAGTCACTTGACGAAGGCGGAAATCGAACACAGAAAAAAATCAGAAATACACTTGGGCGAACAGAAATTAGTATGCCCAGCTTATGTAAAATCTAACAAAGAAGCGTACAAAAAATGGAAAGAAATCAAGAAACTTTACACCGGTTTCAAGTTCGTTTCTTCGGCAGACATCGGAATGATTTCAAGATACTGTATGGCGTTTGCGCAGTACATAGATTTGATAGAACGCCGAGACATGATCGCCCGAATAGAATTAACCGGTGAAGAAACGACGGCAACGCAGGAAACTCTTGAAGTAGAGTACAGTCAACGCAAGGCCGCCAAACTCTATGAAAAAATAGAGTATATCTTATCTACCGGCGGCATAATGGCGATGGATAAAGCAATTAACGCGAAAATGGCGGCACTCGTACAAATGGAAGACAGATTATTCTTGTCACCGCTTGCAAAAGTAAAAAATGTACCGAAAGAGCCAGAAAAGAAAGATGAAGACCCGCTAAGTAAAAGGGGTTTTGATGTATGACGCTGAAACAAGAACTGATCAAGTATAGTAAGAAATGCATAAAAGACAAAACGCATATATGTCAAAAGCACAGATGGGCATGTATGCGTTTTTTGCGGGATATAGAAATGGCGGGTACGAAGAAATTTCCGTATGTATTTGATGAAGAAAAAGCGGAGCGATTTTTTGCGTGGGCAGCTATGCATAAGCATACAAAAGGAATCTTAGCCGGGCAGCCTATTATTTTTGAGCCTATCCGGCGGTTTATCTTCGGAAACATCTATGGGTGGGTCAATAAAGATACGGGGCTTAGACGTTTTAAAAAAGCATATTGGCAGGTCGGGAGGAAAAATGCGAAATCACAATCACTCGCCATAGTCGGTGACTATGAAATGATGGCCCTGGGGGAGCCGATGTCAGAAGTCTACATCGGAGCTACGAAAAGCATCCAGTCAAAAATCATTTACAATGAGATCTTGGCAATGCTTAGGCGATGGCCAGAGATGAAAGGAAAGTGGAAAGAAAGTTATGGTACCATCCGACATCTGAAAAGCGATTCGATTATCCGGGCGCTGTCAAAAGATGACGGAAAGACCGGGGACGGTCTCAATCCGCAGTGCGGTCTGATTGACGAGTATCACGCGCATCCGACGTCCGAAATATTAGATGTCATAGACACCGGTATGATGGCCAGAAAACAGCCGCTGCTGTTTATCATCACTACCGCCGGGACAAACTTCGGGGGACCGTGTTACAGAGTGGAATACCCACTGGTAGAAAAGATCCTTAATCCGGACATTGATTATGACGTACCGGATTATTTCTGTATGGTCAATGAGCTGGACAAAGATAAAGAAGGAAACCTAATTGATGATGTTAAAAACGAAAAATGCTGGATAAAAGCAAACCCGATTGTAGCGACATATCCGGAGGGCATTGCGAATATAAGGAGCGCGTTGAAAGTGGCAGTTGAGACACCAGAAAAAATGTCATCATTTCTCACGAAAAACATGAACATCTGGAATCAGCAATCCGGGGCATCTTATATGGATATGGGGAAATGGAACACTCGGGGGCGGATAGAAAGCTACGATTTATACGGACTGGACGCATATGTCGGCATGGACTTATCAAGCAAAGTCGATTTGACGTCGATCGGACTGGTTATTTCGGTCAAAGAGGATGACGGGACGAAGTATATCGTCATCGGCCACAGCTTTATTCCGGAAGAAACGCTGCAGAGAAAGATAAAAACAGACAGAGTGCCGTATGACTACTATGCTCATGGTGGCTGGCTGACGGTCAATCCAGGAGAGGTAGTCGATTATCGCTACATGACAAAATGGATGATAGAAACTGCGGAAAAACTGGGACTGAACATTAAAGAAATTTGCTACGACCCGTATAATGCGACTTATTATGCGCAAGAACTTGAAAAACTGGAGTATACATGTGTAGAAGTCCGGCAGGGAATGATGACATTATCCGAACCGACAAAATCATTTAGAGAAAATGCGTATCAGGGAAACATTTTACATTTTGAAAATCCGCTACTCGATTGGGCGATCAGTAACGCGGTCACTAAAAAAGACCAGAACGAAAATATCATGCTTGACAAAGAAAAATCAACAAACAGAATTGACCCGATAGCATCTGTAATCAATGCGTTTACACGTGCGCGGATTACAGAAGAAGACGATATGAGTGATTATATTTTGAGTGACGATTTCAGCTTATAAGGAGGACATGTGAAAAAGATATTATATGTGATTGATGACATTTTCCTGTTCGTCGGGTGCATTCTGATGATTGCCGGCGGTGTATTGATATCTCCCGTAGTCGCGGTATATACCGCGGCTATAGAGTGCCTGCTTTTAGCGTTTATCTTTGCAAAAGCACAGAAAGGCGGTGGTAAATAATGCTTTTAAGACAGCTTTTCTCAAACCCGACGGATTCAGGTACACTGCTTAGCCCCGCGGACTGGCTGATATCCGCTATTAACGGTGACGGCGTAACGGCGGCAACGGCAAGTAAAAACAGCAACATTTATACGTGCGTCAATATTTTAGCCGACGATATCGGTAAACTGCCGATCCACACGTTCAGGACAGGCGGGAAAAAGACAGAAGGAATGAAACACCCGGTCGCTAAGCTGCTGTATAAACGGCCGAATCCGCTCATGACACCGCTTGCTTTTAAGCGGACTTTGCAGTATCACATGGGATTTTACGGAAACGCTATCGCTTATATAGAATGGGGGACAGACGGCTATCCGAAATCACTATGGCCGCTTGATCCAACGAAAACGACAATCCGATTAAACGTGGTAACCGGAGCGCTGACGTATACGACAAGCGATGCGAAAGGGGCGATGTATCATCTACAGCCGCACGATGTCTTGCATTTTTATGAAATGTCAAAAGATGGACTTATCGGTGTGCCGAAATGGCGGACATTGATTGATGAGCTGGACAGTCAGAACGCAATCAAGAAATTTCAGAGTCAGTTCTACAAGAACGGAACACTGACACACGGCGTACTGCAGGCGGCATCGAAAATCAATCCGGAAGCTAAGAAAAAACTTCGGCAGGAATGGGAGAAAATCAACGGCGGCATAGATAATGCCGGACGAGTAGCTGTTCTTGACCTGGGGATGGAGTATAAGTCACTGGGCATGCAGCTGGACCAAGCGCAGTTCATTGAAACACAGAAATTCGGTATTAACGAAGTTGCCAAAGTCTACCGGATACCGCCGCATAAACTGGCACAGCTGGACCGCGCGACGTATGCTAACGCCGAAGCGATGAGTCTTGACTACATCAAAACAACGCTTCTTCCGATATTTACGTCGTGGGAACAGGAAATCAACTATAAACTGTTCACCGAACCGGAAAGAGAAAACTATTATGTGAAATTCAATGCTGCTGCGGAACTCAGAGGCGACAGCAAAGCAAGGGCTGAATATTATAAAGACATGCTCTATGCCGGTATTTATACGCTTAATGAGATCCGAGACATGGAAGAAATGGAATGTATAGGCGATGTAGGGGATATCCATCTCGCATCGCTAAATTATACAGACATTACCGTTCTGAAAGATTTGCAATTAGCAAAAGCGAAGAGCGGAACACTGAAAGGAGGTGATGATAATGGGGAAAAGGGAAAGAAGAATCAATCAGATTCAGTTTGAAATTCGGACACTGGACGATGGTAAAACTATCATCTTGGAGGGGTATGCCCTCAAATTCGGAAAACGGTCAGAAGACTTTGGAGGCGTTGATGAAATATTAGAACGGGGATGTCTTGATAAAACGGACATGTCTAACGTTGTGGCGCTGATTAATCACGACCCGAACTATCCACTGGCAAGAAATACCGTCCGAGAAGGACCCGGGCATCTAAGTCTGTCAGTAGACGATACCGGGCTGCGGTTTAGCTTGATTCCGACGGATACGGCATATGCTAAAGACCTAATGACGAATATGACAGCCGGCGTTGTCAATCAGTGTTCTTTTGCATTTACGCTGGCAGAAAACGGCGCAGACTGGTCATATGAAAGTGAAAAAGAAATGTACCACCGGGCGGTCAAGCATATCGAAAGACTGTGGGATGTGTCAATCGTCACAACGCCGGCATACCCGGATACAGAAGCACAGGCCGTACAGAGGTCGATGCAAGAATCGAAAGAAGCATACGTTAATTCTTTGAAAGAAGAGCAGGAAAACATCAGAAAAAGGAAGCTCGATATAGAGCTGGAATTGTTAAATCAATAATTGCTGCCGAACGGCGGCTTTTTAAATGGAGGTAGAAGAAATGACTGAAAAAGAAAGAGAATTGCGCCAGAGAATGGCAAAAGTAACGGAAGAAATCCGCGCATTGATGGCCGATAAAAAACTTGACGAAGCGGAAAGTAAAACAAATGAATTGAGAGAACTTAAGCGGCAGCTGGAAATTGAACAGACGCTGGCAGATGTTCCGGCGGCAGTTCCACCCGCGGCACGTGCGGCAGAAATCACCGACGAAGAAAAAAGAGAGCTTATGTTCAGCGGACTTGTGAAAGAGATTAAGCGCCAGATGCCGACAGATGCGGAAGCGGAAGTACTGAAAGAAGCTAGAGCGGGCATGAAAGCGGGGGTTGACGCCGACGGCGGGCTTATCGTTCCGCAGGACATCTCAACTAAAATCAACGAACTCAAGAGAGCGTTGAATCCGCTGGACCAGCTTGTCACGATTACACCTACGACTACTATGACAGGGTCTCGCGTCATGGAAAAATGGGCAGAAATGACGCCGCTTGAAAGCGTTGATGAAATGGCAACAATCAAAGAAATCGACGGTCCGAAGTTTGAAAAGATTTCATATGCGATCAAAAAATATGCGGGCATACTTCCAATTTCAAAAGAAATGTTGTCTGACACGGACCAGAATCTCATTTCTTATGTGAGTGCGTGGTTTGCTAAGAAAGATGTGGTCACAAGAAACAGCTTGATCATCGCAATCATGAAAACACTGGCGAAGAAGCCCGTCGCCAATGTAGACAGCTTGAAAGACATTTTGAACGTGGATCTTGACCCGGCGATTTCTCTGACAGCCAGCATTGTCACCAATCAGGACGGTTTCAATTCCTTAGACAAATTGAAAGATTCAGAAGGGCGCTACCTGCTTCAGCCGAATCCGCTCAATCCGACACAGAAACTGTTGTTTGCTCATCCGGTTACCATTGTCAGCAATAAGTACCTGCCGAGTGCGACATCTCCGAAGAAAGTGGCGCCGATTATTGTCGGGTCTCTGGCGGATGCAATCGTACTCTTTGACCGCCAGCTTATTACACTCGAAGGCACGGGTATCGGCGGGAACTCATTTATTCGCGATTCTTACGACATTAAAGCAATTACAAGGCTTGACGTTAAAGCGTTTGACAGCGCCGCAGCCGTATACGGCGAGCTAACGCTTGCATAAGAAGGAGGTATTATGAGCATTCTGGATGGCGTTAAAGCGTATCTCCGAGTTGACGGAAACCAGGAAGACGAGGTCATCCGGACACTCATCGATACCGCTAAAACGTTTATTTTGCAGGGGACGGGCGTCGAAGTCAAAGAGACTGACGCCCAATCTATCCTTTGTATGCATATGATCGTAGGGTACTGGTACGAAAACAGAAACGCAGTAGGACAGGGGGCAGAATTACCGTTCACAATTACTGCACAACTACTGCAATTAGAAACGAGAGGTGAATGACATGCTGATAAAAGCACTGGAGAAAATTATTATAAACGGAACAATCGTTGATGTCGGCGAGACGTACGACGGAACAGCGGAAGAATTAACTGCCTACATTTCCGGCGGATATGTAGAAGTACTTGAACAGGATGAAGACGCGGAAGATGATTCTGCGGACAATCAGAATGAAGAAGTAGATCAGGAAGTAGATCAGGAAGATGAAGAGCCGGAGGAAACACCAAAGGAAAAACCAAAGACAACGAGAAAGACTGTCAGGCGCACGAAGAAAACCGGAGCGTAAAGTATGAATATCGGGAAGATGCGCCACAGGATAGCGCTTAAAAAGCCTATTATCGGTGAGGATGTAGGATTTGGCTCCGTTATCGAATGGAAAAATGTCGGATCCGTGTGGGCGGAATTCTTGAAACAACGTATTACCCCAAGCGCGATTATAGGAGACGGCACGGCTGTCTTGATAACGCAAGGGATAAGAATACGGCCAAGAGAAATCGAAAAAGGATGGCATGTTGAAGAAAACGGACGGACGTATAAGGTAATAGACGTAGATCGTTCGGATCCTGCCGTTTACGTATTAACAACAGAGGCGGTAGAAACATGAGCAGGTGCGGAATCGATATCAAGATGTTTTCAGGAGAGGTAGTCAAAAAAGCGGCTAACGACATCAAACGCTACGATAAGGAAACGCAAGGGAAAATCAGGAATGTCATTGCGAAAGGAACGATAGCAGTTATGAAAGCGGCTATTATAAAAGCGCCGATGGGGCCTACCGGAAGCCTGAAAGCAGGAATCCATTCCGAAATGGAACGAGAAAAGCCGCAGGGAATAGTGAAGAGCGACGCCCCGCATTCGCATCTCGTAGAATTCGGGACAGTTGAACGTATAACATCAAACGATCCGCGCAAAGGCAAAAAAGCAATGCGAATAAACGATAAATTCGTAAGCGGAGTTATTCGCACAGGGAAGATGCCGAAGCGTCCGTTTATGCGGCCGGCAATGATGCAGGAACGGGGCAAGATTGAAAATGAAATGGAGAAAATATTTCAATGAGACTTATCAGAGACGTACCGTCAACCGTTCTCAGGATGGCGGTTTTTAAATTGCTGAAAGAAGGTCAAACGATACCAATTCACGGCTCAGTTCCTAAAGGTGCAAAACTTCCTTATATCACCTTAGGTGCGGCTACGTTCAAACCACTGTCAAATAAAGATCTGATTATCTGGGACGCATCCTTGAATGTAGAAGTATGGGCGGGAGAGGATGGGAAAAAACAAGTCAATGAAACGCTAAACGATATATGTGCGTTGATATCTGCATACGGATGCGATATGGAGCTACCGCAATATCGGATTAATAGTACACAAATTGATCTAGTAGAGGACTTTCCGGAAGTATCCACGGGTTATCACGGCACAGTAACAATATTATTTACTATTCAGAATTTTAACAAGAAAGAGGTATAAAAATGGCTAAATTATCAGCAGAAGAACTTAAAAAACTCCCAGTATATGATGGGACGTCTATGGCTACGGCGGGGAAAGACACCTTGCTGTATATAGACAAGGCAACAACCACGGGGAAAAAGCCGACATGGGTACTTGTCGGAGGACAGAGAAACTCCCCCGTAGAATACAAAGCGGATTCTATTGATGGATCTCATAAGACTTCCGGCGGATGGGGAGAAACGCTCGCGGGTCCAAAGTCTTGGAGCATCAGCTATACAGGCTTGCTTGTAATGGATGACGCAGCACTCTCAATCATGGAATATGCATTCCACCACGACATCCCGATTCATGTAAAAATCGCATATCCGGATAAGACATGCCAGATCGGATGGGTTACGATTTCCGATTTCACAAAAGACGTATCTCATGACGGGGTAGCTACCGTTGCTGCTACGTTAAACGGAAAGGGACCGATTTCTGAAATTGCCGCAGATGATGTCACCGGAGGCTAATTATGCGTAAATCGGTAGAAATCAAAATCGGAGAGTCAAGGTATCAGCTGCTATATACAGTAAGAAGCCTTGAGAGATTTGAGCAATATCTCGGAACGTCTCTCTTTTCAGTTATAAGTTCCGTGCTTGTTAACGGTGCAGTCGGAATGGTACAGAGTGCTACAATACACTTTATCATTTCCGGCTTGCGGGCCGGACTTTTAAACCAGCCGAAGAATTTCGATGCTTATGATTTCGTGGATATGTACTGTGAAAATGGCGGAAACATCGGAGAACTCGCAAAATACATCGTAGATGCGGTGGTTGAATCCGGACTTTTTACACAGGGGACGCCGAAAAAAGAGGCGCCGATGAAAAAGAAGAATCGCCGATAAAGACAATTGAAGACTGGATGCGGTATGCAGAACCGATAGCATACCGCATCGGTTTCAAACCGTCTGAATTTCCGCGGTTAACGCCGCTTGAATTCTATAGATATCTTGAAGCGAGTGACGAACGTCGACGCTTGCAGGATTACCGCGTGGCGTACTTCATTTCATGGCTAATGTCCCCGCAGCTGAAAAAGCCGATAGAACCGCATGAAATTGCGGACCCGTTGTGGATTACGGAAGAAGATAAAGTGAAAAATGCAAAAAAGGAAATGGAATATTTGAAAAAAGTATTCAATTTGGAGGGAGGTGCATAAATGTCTACTATTTCTGATTTACAGCTTAAGATTGGCGCGGATTCGTCAGGACTGCAAAAAGAATTAAATAAAGTACCGGGGACTGTCAAGACAGCGTTTAAAGTTAATCCAGTAAGAGACATGCAGTCTGCACTGGAAGGAACCACGGGAAGTCTTGAAACGCTAATTGGTAAGTTCGGCGGAATGGCGGCACTGGCCGCATCGGGATTCGGACTGACGAACCTGATAAAAGGAGCCGTTGAGGCGGGAAACAGAACATACGAACTCGCACAAAGGCTGCAAATAACTAACGCTGAAGCTGCTAAATTCTCAAGAATACTCAAGCTAACCGGCGGTGACAGCGAACTTGCAGGGAAAGCATTTATGCGTCTCGACTCAACAATCAAAGGCAGTGGAGAGGCGGCCGAAAAGACAAGAGCCGTCTTAAGTGCCGTAGGTGTTACTCTGACAGACCAGAATGGTAAACTGTTGCCTCTTAACGATCAGCTCGCACAATTGGCGGCAGGTTATCAAAAAGCGTCACAAGCGGGATATGCTCAGGAATTTATCATGAATACACTGGGCGCTCGCGGCCTGACGCTTGTTAAAACACTGCAAAATTACAATGAAGCATCGGAAAATGCGGCAAAGATAAAAGGATTAGGGCTTGACGCAAAGCAGATGCATGAAATAAGCGTAGAGCTTGATGTAGTGCAGGCACAGCTCGGACAGCTCGCTATCGCAGGTGGCGCTATACTTGCGCCAGTAGCGAAAGAAGTATTGCCACCGATTTTAGAGGGTTTGTCATCAACTGCTAAATATATAGCGGAAAACAAAGAAAATCTACTGTCGCTGACTAAGACACTGGTAGCTTTTACGGTGGCGTATAAGACACTGCAGGCATTGCAAAAAGCAAGAGCAGCGATGGGGTCGCTTGCGTCGATTGGAACCGGAGACGTTTCAGAAGATGCGCTAACTGTACAGCAGGAAAAAAGCATTGCACGCCGGATAAAAAATATTGAAAAAGCGGCAATAGCAGAAGAAAAAGCATATTTGAAGACACTTAATACAGCGCAGATGACAGACGCTGAAAAAGAAGCAAGTTATTCAAAATACTGTGTCATGCGAGAAGCTAAAGCGGCTGAAACCGCAAGAGTAGAAGCAGCACGCATGACAGCGGCATATCAGGAAATCAATATGCAGGCCCGGCAGTCGGCAGCAGTGCAGGCGAGCGCGGCAAATACAGTAGCTGGGGCACATAAAGCCGCAGCAGGGAAGATGGTTGCGGCTAATACGGCGGCCAGTGCGTCGAGCAATATGCTGGCGGCGGAACAGACCGCGGTTACCGTTGCTACACAACAGACCGGAAAAGCCGCTGTGGATACCGGTATCAGAATGAGCACAGCAGCGAGAGGGTCACTCGGTCCGTTGCGTCAGGCGGCAAATGCGGTATGGGCACTGGCTGGAGGATGGCTGGGTGTGGCTGCTGCTATTGTAGCCGCAACGTATAAGCTGTATGAATTCCATCAGGAAGAAAAAAGAGAAGCCGAAAATGCTCAGTATGTCAACGTAAACGGTAAAGATTACTACTACAGCGAAAAAGACAATACAATGATCCGTGTCAAAGAAAATGGAACACGGATGAATGTTTATAGCCAGGAAGAAAATGATGAAGCCAAAGCGGCATGGAATAGGAAGTATGCTGCCGCTAACGAGAACTCTAAAAAACTTCACGAAAAATATGGTGACGGAACCAACATTGATAGAGGGGCTATAAATTCACAAATTGAGGCGTTAAAAGCCGCTTTTGAATCGGGAACATCTGCAACAAAAGATAATACAAAAGCGATTAAGGAAGCAAAAACGTATCAAGTAGAGGCGCCAATAGGTCAAGAAGTTGTAAATATAGCATCGAGGCATCCTGAAGGGGAACAATGGATGTCGCCGCTTGTTGAAGATGCCCGTGTGCAATGCGCCGCTTTTGTTTCCGCGTTGTATCAGGAAGCAGGTATACAGGGGCTGAACTCAATTAACGGGAATCAGCTTGTAAATCAGTTCGGCACGGCCTATCACACAGCGGGAACGGGATACGTACCGCAGGAAGGCGACATGATAGATTGGAAAGACCATGTCGGAATCTATGCGGGAAACGGTGAGTACATAGCAAGAAACTCGACCGGCGGAGTGCATCGCGGAAGTATGTCGGAAGCAAATCAATGGTTCGGTAATCCGCTTGGCTACGGATCGATAGGTGAATACACCGGAGGCAAAACAGTAACACTTACGACTGATGAAATCGGTAAAAAAGCCAATGAGGCGCTAAGACGGTTAAATCAGGCTAAAGAAGAGGCGATCCGGTTGTTTTCGACGATGCAGGAAGCTATAGACAGCGAAACCGAAGGTGCCTACATGTCAGGTATGAATAAGCTGGCGGAAGACATCAGACAGAAGCAGGAAGAGATTAACAAGCTATCTAATGCCGGTATTCCTAAAGACGCGGTAGAACAACTGCAAAAACAGCTCAGTACATACGGAACGGTTATGAAGCAGAAGCTGACCGACACGTGGACAGAAAGCTGGAACAAAATCAAGACCGAAACAAAGCAGATAGGTGCAGAGCTCACTGGAGACTTTAAAGCACTTGCCGATGCTGAGTATGAGGCTACAGTTAATGCGCTCAACAAAGAGAGAACGGAACGCATAAAAGAAGTTTCTAAAAACAAAGAAGACAAGGAAGCGATGGTAGCTGTCGAAGAATGGTATACTGCTAAGACCGCCGAAGCCGTAAAGAAACGTACAGATGCATATAGAGAGTCGTTTGAAAAACAGGCAAAATACGCAATAGATAACCATCGTTCAGATCTGCTTAGGGCATTAACGAGCAGCCGCGACGGACAAGATTATATGAATTGGAAAGGGCAGACAGAAGCCCTCGAAACGTATCTGAGTATATGGAAGACGGGGCATGAGTCAATGCAGTCGCAGATTGCAGAACTTGCGGAGAGCTCAACTGATAAATTCCAAGAATTTTTTCAAAACATTTTGACGGGATCAGAAACACTTGGAGACTCGCTGTATAATCTCATCACAGGAATCGGAGAAACAATATTACAGCAGATTACGCAACAGTGGGCGGGACGGTTGACAGAATCTCTATTCGGCGGCAGCCTGCTCGGTGGAGGAAATAATAACAGTAACGGCGGAACATACGACAATGGTATGAATACGATGTTTGACGCGTTCAAAAACAACCTAAGCGCGTCTAATGTAGCACTGGGACTTTTCTCCGGCAGCACACAAAAAGGCGGAATGGTCATGGGTGCATACAACGTCATCCAAAATGCCATTAATACGGGCACAAAGCCGACAGAAGTCGGGGCAACCGTTACTGCTACAGGTGCTTTAGCAGCATTTACTACAGCAGTCGGTGCGGCTACTGTAGCACTGCAGCTTATGTCTGCAAAGTCAGGGTTCGGATTTGGCATGTTCGGATTTGCGACCGGCGGACCTATTAGCGGTCCGGGGACGGCTACATCAGATAGTATTCCGGCTTGGTTGTCTAATGGTGAGTACGTTCTCAATGCTGACGCTGTCAGAAAAGTGGGATTGCCGCTGCTTAGCGCAATTAATTCGGGGCGCATGCCGCGTTTTGCAAAAGGCGGGGCGGTAAAGACTGCAGACATCCGGAATATAGAGTCAACAACGATCACGAAAGGCGGAAACAGATCAGTACATTTAGACATTAATACTCTTGATGCCGCATCGTTTGCTGATTTCTTGCGTAACGGTGCTGTAGACGAAATTCGGAAAGCATTTTTTGAAGAAGATTTGAATTTTGCAGGAAGTAGCGGGGTGTTCTGATGACACTTAGGAAATTCCCGGAAGATCTTAACGGATTAGCCTGGGAAAGTATAAAATCAATGGACTGGAATACAAAAGTACAAAAATCGGGAAGCGGTAAAGTACGTACACTCACGACACAGCTATTGCCGAACTGGACGATAGAAACGAAATTCCAGATATTGACCGATGAACAATATAGAAAGCTGTTGGGATTTGTAGCGCTGTTAAAAGGCGCACATATCCCTTTTTTATGGCTTGATCCGGAAGACTACGAGGAAAAAGGAATACAGCTGCCGCTGATCACGAACGGAACTTATCAAGCCGTCATGAAAATGGGCGACTATGTAGAGCCGGTCGAATACATCGAAAAAGTAACAGTATATATTGACGGCGTGAAACAAGCAAGCAGTACATACACAGTTACCGGCGGGACGGTGAAGTTCAAAACTGCACCAGTGAGTACGGCAAAAGTTACAGCGGACTATACGTATTACTGGAAAGTTATGTTTGCAGATGACGGAATAGATATCGAGCGGCAGTATCTTAACATCAACAAGTCTAAAACATTTAAGTTGGAGGTAGTCCGATGAAAACAGTGGATAAAGCTCTTGAGACTTATCTTGAGACAGAAAAGAAGATTACTTCTTGCGATCTATACGATCTTGTCTTAGATAACGGAAATAAGTATTACTATGCCGATACCGATATAGACATATCGTTTAACGGGCATACGTACTTACATAACGCGCTGTTGATTAAGCGGCAGCAAGTCAAGATTCATGATCGTGTGGTAGTTGACACGATGACCGTCACCGTCCAGGCGGATAAAAACGACAAACTGGAAGGACTGCCGTTTTTGCAGGCGGCGCACAGCGGGGTGCTTGATAGAGCTAAGCTGTATCTCCGCCGCTGCTTCTTCCGCGATCAATCTGTCGTAGGCGCAATCGACCTGTTCGGTGGAAATGTAGAAGTCAAATCAGCAGGCGGCATAAAAATTGAATTGTCCGTCAAAGCTGAAACACAAGGTCTCAATATGGAGTTCCCTGTCCGCAGGTACTATCCGCAGGGAAGTTACACGACGAATGAAGACGGTGTTATTTACAGCAAAGAAACCGACGCCGCGACGTTGATTGCTCCGTTCGTGCCGCGAAGAGAGGTGCTCATATGACAGACGGCGAAAAAATAGCTAAAGCTGCTGCAGCATGGCTGGGGACGCCGCACATCAACGGCGCTAAAATAAAAGGTCGCGGTGTAGACTGCGGCATGCTCCTAATCGGCTGCGTAGAAGACGCTGAACTGCTGAAAAAAGACAGTGTCCAGATTGAACCGTACTCTAATGAATGGCACTTGCATCACAGCGAAGAATGGTTTTTGAGTTATGTACAGAAATATTGCGACGAAGTAGAGACCATGCAGCCTGGGGATTTTCTGCTGTATCAATTCGGACGGTGCATTTCCCACGGCGCTATCTATGTCGGCAAAGGACGGGTTATTCACGCTTACATCGACCGCGGCGTGGTCATGACAGACCTTTCCGACGTGATGTTTTTCGACGCAAAAGGCAGGAGCCGCTTGCGCGGCATATACCGATTTAACAAAAAGAAGGTGAGACGATGAGCTTTTTTCGCGGAAGAACAACGACAACACGGGCAAATAAGATAAGTGAATTTACGGTCAACACCGCGGAATACGGCGCTGTCGTACCTGAAATTATCGGCACTGTGCGCACCGCGGGAAATGTGATCTATTATGACGATTTCACCGCCCACGAGCACCGCGAAACGCACAAAGCGGGGAAAGGCGGCAAATCTAAGCAAGTCAGCATTACTTATACCTACACGGTAGCGGTCATTTTGGGACTTTGCGAGGGTCCTATTTTCGGAATCGGTAAAGTGTGGATCGGTAAAAATGTACATAACTATCCGGCAGATGACATTCAGCTAACACTGTTCGACGGGAAAGAAAATCAACAGCCCTGGGCATACACGCAGGGTAAACACCCGGAAAAAGCATTACCGTATCCCGGATTAGCGTATATGGCGGGCGTTATCGATCTGGGTGATTCGGGATCTATGCCGTCGTACAATTTTGAAGTTAAGGGCAGGCTATTAGAGACAGGCGACGGTATTGATGTAAATCCCGCCGACTATATCAGATATGTCTTAGATAAAATCGGTAAAAAGGACATGCAGATTATCGGGCTGGACAACTACCGGAAGTACTGCAAAGAAGCAGACCTCTTAATTTCCTCACCGCCTGATGAGGACGCGAAAGCCGCCCGGGAAGTTGTTAATGAAATCGCAAAATTGACCAATGCTTATGTGTTCTGGTCAAATGACAAGCTGAAGATCGTACCGCTGGCTGATAGACCGGTCGGAAACTGGGTGCCGGATAAAACAGGCATTACAGACCTGACAGCGGATGATTTCCTGCCGCAGTCCGGCGGAGCTCTTGTAACTTACAAAAGAAAAGACAGCTCTGCGATCTATAATCAGTTCCCTGTAGAGTTTATCAACCGCGCAAACGGCTATGAAAAAGAATCCGTCAGCTACGAATTTACCGAGGACATCAAGAACTACGGCGTAAGAGCCGCCAGCGTAACGAACGCCCGTTATGTCTACACAAAAGAACGGGCAGTTAAAATTGCCGAACAATTAGCAAGAAACAACAAATACGAAAGAACGCAGTATACGTTTAAACTCGACTGGAGCCTGTGCCGGCTGGAAGTCGGTGACTTGGTAAGATTGACGGATGAAAATTCGGGTATTTTTGAGCAGGTAGCAGTGGTCAACGGCATCACAGAAGGTACCGATGGGTGCTTAACCGTAACGGCAATATCAAGAGCGCCGGGAGATTATCCTGCGGCAAAATACAACGTACATGCTAACGATAGGCCGTACATTGACTACAACAAAACCGCGCCGGATACTGTTCCAGTTATTTTCCAGCCGCCAGCAGATCTCACCGCAGACGGACTGGAGTTGTGGATAGCTGCCAAAGGTAAAGAAGACGGTTGGGGCGGCTGTACTGTATACGTCTCTGACGATAACACGAACTACCGGACGGTCGGGCAAATTGCAGGATCCGCACGGTGCGGTAAATTAATGCAGCCGTTGTCACTGATGCCGAACCATCCAAGTGGCAATCAAGCAATAGTAACATGTAATGATCAGTTAATTAGCGGTACTCTGCAAGACGCAGAACGCAAGAATACGCTCTGCTGGATAGACGGGGAATGTATGAGCTACACGACCGCTACGCTGCAAGCAAGCGGGGCGTGGTTATTATCAGGATTAATCCGCGGGCAGTGTAATACGGCTGTCCGAACGCACGCTAAAAATACAGACTTTGTCCGGCTGGACAACTCTGTTTTTAAAGTACCGTTTACGAAAGACGACATCGGCAAGAAGATTTACCTGAAATTCTGCTCGTATAACATTTTCGGCGCGGGCAATCAGGATCTATCCGAAGTTAAAGCTTATGAGTATACATTAGCTCCGTACTACATCCCGCCGGTTACGAATTTAACCGCATATAACCGTTACAGACAGCTCGCGGACGGCGTGTCTCGCTATGATATCGTTGTCAGCTGGACACCGCCGGAACTGCAGAGTTACATGCAAGGCGATATCTGGTATAAGACCAGCAACGCACAGGCAAAAGATATCGTTATCAAAGAAGGTACGAAAGGCTCTGAACTCGGATTCGACGGTGAATGGACGTTTGGTGGCAGCGGTAAAGACCAGGTCGTTATACCGCAGGCAATCGTTGGAGATACCTACTTAATCGCAGTCTGTACAAAAGACGAATGGGGCGAAACGACAAGTCCGGACACATCTCCACAGATGAAGATACTTGTCGCGCTTAAAACGGAAATACCGAATACGCCCGACGGATTCGGTGTAGATTTTGGAACAGCGTGCACTGCCAGCTGGAAAGAAGTTACGAATACCGATGTTGCGTTTTACGAGATCCGAACAGATGAAAACGCAGGTGCTGAAACGGCGAGACTGTTAGCACGAACGAATAACTTGTCCGCTATACTGCCGCTGACTGAACGGAGCGGGAAACTGTATCTATATGCTAAGTCCGCAATCGGTAAATACTCCGCCCCAGCTATTTTGCAGTATAACAAGCCGGTACCGAAAAAACCGAATCCGCCCGTGCTTACGAGTACTATCGGCGGTTTCGGGCTGACAGCTGAAGCAATCCCGAAAGACTGCGCAGGAATGAACATCTACATCAGTGGCACGGACGGGCAGAAGACCATCAAGACCGAAAACAACAGCTACAGTCACACTTGCGGCGCGGGTATCTATGACGTATCCATTGCTTACTATGACTTGTTCGGAGAGGGCGAGAAATCCGAAGCAAGCCGTGTCGTTGTCAAAGTATCTATCTCAAAGGATATGCTTGAAGACGAGGCGGTCAGCATTGCGAAAGTAGACGCGTTAGTTAAGCAAAAGCTCAACGACGGCGCAATCGCAAAACAAGATGTTACAACGATCGTCTCAAACCTCGGCAATCTTATGCTTGCAAAAGCAAATTACAGCGCCATTGCACAGATGACAGACGCCATCAATTTGAGGGTGCAAAAAGGCGATGTCATTAATCAGATCAACTTGTCACCGACGACAACGACGATAAATGGAAAGTATTTACATGTTACCGGACAGACCGTTTTTGACAATAACGTTATTGTATCAAGAATGCTTGCGGCAAAAGCCGTAACGGCGGATAAGTTGGCAGTTACATCGTTATCCGCAATTTGCGCGACAATCGGATTACTAAGAACGAAGACAAGCGGAGCAAGGACGGAAATTAAAGATAATTTGATTGAAATATACGACAATAACAATTTCCGTGTTATAGCGTTAGGGGTGAACGTCTGATGGCTATCGGATTAAAAATTTATCATCCGCAAAAAGGATTGATACTTGATATCACAGATTCACTGACCCGCATTCTCGGCAGTTTTACAGCCGACACACCGACAGGAAGCCAAACTATCGATATTCGAGGTAACGACCGGCTATTTGTGTTTTTCGTTCCGGAAACTACGGAATATACAACACCGCTGCAAATTACGACATCGGGCAATCAAATTAGATGGGTATACCGCGGTGACTTCGACGGAAACAGAAAGCAGAGGATCTACTATGGCACTTATTAATTTTTTAGAAATTTACAATGCTGACAGGCACCTTATTATTAACAATAAGTATAAAAACTTAAGGTTATTAAGAGTAGATAAACTGCCCGCGCCGTCACAAATAGCCGAGGGCGGTAGTAATTGGAAATGGTTCGAATACGAAATTGCTTTTAATATGCAGTACATTCCGGCGATCTATTGTAGTAACCCTCAATACTACGTTACCGCCGAAGCAAACGGCGGGAAAATGACGTTGCGAGTACACGCTCCCGTATCGGTGTCGATGATACAGACACAGGTACATGAATCGATTACTTTATATATTTTCACGCAAGAGTCCGATCCGAATACATTAGGAGCAGGACTGTTTATATGGGACCCCGATACGAAGAAATTAGTATTTAATAGTAAAACGCCGTACTTGAGAGTTGTAGGTAGTCATATCAAATCCGAAATATCAAGTAATGATTCAGCAGGGCTTGCCGCGGTCATGCCGGAGACTTCCTTTCCGTGCGGTAAGGTGGCGGCAATTATGTTTTCGATGCACGAATTTCAAAGAAGCACACCACAAGCAGTAGTTCATAGCTCGCTAAAGCTAAATTGGGTCAATTCAAATAGAATTAAATCACAATGGCTTGCGGATAGTGCGATTGTCAATCCTGGCGGCGATATACACATACCGGGCGGTGTTTTAAGAGCTACATGCATTTTATTCGTAAATGTAACAAATTATTAAAAAGGAGCAGAACAATGAAAAGAAATTACAGTGTCAACGGTAAAGTGTCATATCCGCAGAACGACGGAGTTTTAACGACATTCAGCTTTCACAACCCAGAGACTGGAGAAATGCTGACGATACAGACAAATTCTCCAGAAGAGACCGACGAGCTTAACTACGGAGACACGGTCACGCTGGAGATTAAAAAAGCCGAGGTATCCGAATGAGACCACAGACATTTCAGCACCCGGAAATAAGAGATGAGAATGACAACATCATACAGCCCGGGGCGTTTGGCAAAAACACGCCGTTTTGCACGAAGGGGAATGACGGCATTTTAGACTATATTGCGAATGATCTGGAATATCTATATGAAAACGGGGGCAGCGGCGGTAGCGGAGCAGGTCCGAAAGGTGACCCAGGTCCTAAGGGCGACCCCGGACCAAAGGGTGACCCGGGTCCTAAGGGTGCCGACGGGAAGAACGGACAAGACGGGGCAGCGGCAACGATAAAAGTCGGAGAAGTGACGACAGGTACCTCCGCTTCGGTGACAAATTCCGGCAATAGTACAAATGCTGTATTTGATTTTGTCATTCCGGTTTCCGGCGGCGGACAGGGTATTCAAGGCCCCAAAGGAGATCCCGGGCCTAAAGGAGACCCCGGACCGAAAGGAACAGACGGAAAAGACGGAGTCGCTGCAACAATCAAAATCGGAACGGTAACAACAGTGGCACCAGGCACAAATGCTAAGATCACAAATACCGGAACGGCCAACGCAGCAGTGTTTAATTTTTCAATTCCGAAAGGCGAGAAAGGGGAAAAAGGAAATACGGGGATACAGGGTCCGCCGGGTCCCGCCGCAGATTTATCTCAATACGTAAAGAAGACAGAAATTTTTGATGGAAATATGATTAAATTGCCGAATGGGGCAAAGATAGGAGTAGAATAATGGACAAGCTTAAAATCATCAGACCGAATGGCGAAGAAGAAATCGCAGAATTGACGACGGATAAATCATTAGTCGGAAGCAATTACTTGAAACTGGATATCGGCGGCGTGCCGCATTACGCAAAAGTCGGAGATGTTGTTGACACGCACATGTACACATTTAGCGGCGTTGACGGTAAAAAATATTATGTGCAGAAGAAAATTGCAGCAGAAGCGCTTACAGGCAGCATTGAAGTTAAAGGAAATTCAGAATTTATTGTACCGGAAAGAGTTACAGTCATTGAAATAACAGCCGGCTCCGAAATGAAACCCGAAGTGAAATATGTCAAAGTAACGCCCGGATCAACTCTTAGTATTGAGTTTTCTCATATACATCCGTGGGATTACGGGTGGTTTATAGAGAGTGAAAGCGATAGAGTTTATGGAACACAGCTTTTAATGACTGATAGTATTACAATCAGATGGTCGAGTGAGATAAACGAGCATGAAACGGAAGCGGATTTAACAACATAGCAGGAGGCCGAAAATGACATTTTTTCAAAATCTCAAAAGAAAAATAAAAAAATATAACAAGCCTCCTATCTGGTGGGGTGGATTTGTTACATGCGTTTTCGTCTTAGATTTGATTGATTTTGCAGAATACTTCTGCCGAACAAGCATTAATCTCTTAGACAAATGGGAATCAAAGACAGTCGTAAGCGTTGTGCTGATGTACATCTTGTCATTTATTAACAGTGCATACGGCGTAGTGCTTAATGCGTATTTCTGGCTGATTATCATTGACATCAGTACACGCTGGCTGGCGATCGGGTATCAGTATCTTGTAGATAAAGGGATGGATCCGAACTACTTAACGACACGAGAGAAACTGTACGGCATTGTTCTTGCGTTCAGCGCAAAACGCTTAAAATCGAAAATCATGCTGTGGGGGTTTCTGACAAAATTTATTCTCTTCACAATTCTCATTCTTACTGCTTCGCAGATTGATACGGTTTTATCGGCAATAGAGATACCGTTGTCGTGGCCGGTACTCAAATTCATGTTCGGATATATTTGTTACAACGAGATATTGTCGATTTGTGAGAATTTGAGAGACGCCGGCAATCATCATATAGACAAGCTAATAACACTGCTTGATAACAATATTTTTGCAAAACTCAAGAAATAGCCGCTATTTAGCGGCTATTTTAGATAGGAGGTATTTATGACAATAGCCGAATTTAGACAAGAACTCATCGATAAAAGAGATTATTTTTATCAATTCCCGTGGCCCGCAACGACTTATGGGCACTGGACGGCTGGACGGTATTTTACGACATTTAACGATTATCATTTTAACGTTGACGGCGACGGAGAGATTATCTACACAAGACCGCTTGATGAAGTGCCGAAAGCAACTTGGCACAGGAACACAGGTAGCATTGCCATCGCTCTATGCTGCTGTTACAATGCACGCCCAAATGACATGGGCGAATATCCGCCAACGGAAGCACAGATTGAAACGCTGGCGAAGATGTTTGCGGTTATTGCCGAGGTTTTTGACAATCCGATTGATCGCGAACATTTCATGACGCACGGCGAGGCCGCTAATGACGACGGCTATGGATTGTACAGCGGAGAGCCTGACTGTCGCTGGGATTTAGAGCAGCTCTGTGATCAGGACGAAATCGGGACCGGCGGAGATATTCTCCGCGGAAAAGCGCAGTGGTATTTAGAGAACGGGGTGTAAAATGTATGAGAAGAAAAAGATTATCACTATTGCTTGCGCTGTCGTTGCTATCTGCGCCGTGCTCATATATCTCATATTCAGCGGCACCTCAGGTGACGGAAACGGTAACGATGCAAAGGACGCAGTACGATGGGCTCAAGAGTATAGCAAGCAATCAGCAGATGCGGTTAGATCAGCTGGAAAGCAAATTAAATCAGCTGGAGAGCAACTCGACAGAAGCATCTCAAGAGTTGACCGAGCTGCAGAATCAGCTGACAGAGTGCAGAAAAGAATTGATAGAAACGCAGAAACAATTGCAGAGTGCAGAGATATCATTGCAGACAGCAGAAGAGAACTTGATGAAGCTGCAGATATCTTTAGACAAGTTGACGAAGAAAATCGATGACCTGACGCATGACCTGAAGCTTGCTAAGCGGCAAAGAAACCTCTGGTCATACATCGCAGGAGCTGTGGCAACGGGCTGGTTGATAGACAAATTAAGTAATTGACGGGGTGGGAAACTGCCCCCTTTTTTTATTGCATAAATTAATTTATAGTGGTATTATATAGACGTCAGAGGGAAACCTCTGTGGGTTTAAATAATCTAAAAAAGGAAAAGGAGCAGGGAGAAATCCTTGCTCTTTTTCTGTTGCACTATATAAAAAATAATTATAACAAAACATCTTGAAAATGTATTGACTAATCAAAAATGATATTGTAATATATAATCAAGAAAGGGCGAGAGGTCCTACAGATTATTTAAACCCACAGGAGGAAAATGAAATGGCTAAATTTTACGACGGGAAAGAACTTATTGAAATCAGAATGGTAGATAGCAATAGCGGTGTCAATTTTGAAGATGATTTTTTCGAAGTAGGAGGACTGAAATACAATGAAGCTCTTGAAGCTTATATTGTCGACGACATCTATTACCTAATTGATTACGCACAATCTTATGCAGACGGGAGTAATACTGATATAGATTATGAGATTGATGATGCCGGAAATGTAATTCTTCCGGATGTTGATGTCTTCGTAAGCGATGCAGAAAAAATATAAATTTAAGCAAAACAAGGAGGAAAACAAAATGATTAGAAACATCGGAATTGAAGAAGGCGGAAGAATTTTAACAGATGGAAACCGGACAATAAAATTTGAAAGAGTAGACCGCGGATATGAAATGTATGAGCTAAGCGGGAACAGATATACCCGCTGCGGCATAGTAAATGCCGACGAAGAGACAGAAAATGAAGATTTGTGGGCAATGGCCACAGATGAATTATATTAAGAGGGGAGAAAGAAAAATGAAAGTAAGAATGTATAGAAACTATGATAAATTCCCGTACGAGAGTGATCATCACGGGAACTTTAACGGAAGAATGATATTCACATTCTTCCGCCCGATTGGAAGGGAGTTCGACTGTATACTGGTCGAGCTCACGGAAGGATACAAACCACTATCGCTGGAAAAGTACGAACACTACAGCGGATGGCAGATGGAGTTAGATCAGGTCGTAAAAAAAGAAGAAGACGGAATGTACAACACTCGCGGATTAACTATGAGGTTTTTCGATGAGAAAAACTGGGACTACGTAAACGTTCCCAAAGGGTGGCTCGATACTTATGCAAAGGAAGATACGGTGCCGGAACTTTGCGGTCGTGAAAATATACCGATTAAATTTATCAGAGTTGAATATTCAACGGTAGAAGAACTCGCTGAAAAATTTAATTGCGAATATATAAAACCGACAGATGAGTTTTATGCCAGCTTCCGAAAAAGAATAAATGAATATATAAGCGCTTATAAAAAGTGGAAAGATGTGAAAGAAGAGGTTAACCGCAGATCAGTTACGACATTCGAAACTCTAAAAGAAAGAGTTGAACTCAAATCAAACTGGCACGAAAAAACATACATCGGAAACCCTGGCGATTACGTATTAAATATAGGAGAGAACCGGTATCTTATACTCGGAGTTATAGCTGCAGAAGACACTTCACCGAGCAGCGAGCATATGTTGCTCAATGTACAATCTTTTAATCCGGACGACCGGGAAACTCGTTTACCCGCGGTAGGACTTCCGGAAAACACACCTGCGGAGATAATTGACATGATAGAAAAAGAATCTACACGCCGAGACGTATTAATAAGCAGTCATGGAGAGGAGGATTGGGGCTAATGGCGGAAAATAAAAAAATCAGTGCGAACTGGGGCGGGCGCCGTAAAGGGTCCGGCGCTAAAAGAACACTGCCGCCGGGCGCCAGAACACGGTCTGTCAGGATGACCGACGAAGAATGTGAAAAGGTGAAAGACTTTTTGAAAAAAATGAGAGAAAAAAATGAAAACGGTAGATAAAATAAAAAGAGCGATATCATTATCGCTCTTTTTAATTTTGTGACTCATATTGCTTTTTTAATAAGCGGAATTTTGAAATGTAGAATAAGTGGCAATCTACATGATTTCCCTTGGGTCACCAGAATATGTTTATCCGAACCCCCCATTTTACAGAATTTTGTAAGATGGGGAGTTCGTTTTTATAATTGTACGGTTATGCTCTAAAAAGCTTTCCTATATGAAGTCCGGTCTTCATTCAATAGATTTTTATGCTGCTGATCGGATGAATGCCGAGCATGGATAACGGCTTTTGCTGTATTAAAAAACAGCCTCCTTTAAAAAGTAGGTCGGCTGTGTGCTATTCTCATAAACGTAATCAGCTTCGGTTGGAGTATTACATTCCCGCTGTCGTATTAACGGTACAATAGCGGGATTTTTTTATATTGCAATTATAATTTCTCTATTAACTTTTCTCGTTTTCCCGCGTACTCCTCTTCAGTTAGAACCCCTGCATCGTAAAGCTGTTTTAGCTTCAGCAGAGTCTCTGCCGCAGTGGCCGCATTCGCTACGGCTTCTTTTTCTGCAGCTTCTTCGGCTTCTGCCATCTCTACAAGTTTTGCTGCCTCGGCCCGGATACTTTCGACATCCGACCCGGCAGGGGCAGCAAACTGGAAGGTGGTAAATTCTTCCGGAGACATTTCAATAGCGCATCGGCGGCTTTCCGTAAATACGCAAGCCACTGTACACTGTTTTGCTCGGCCTTTGAGAAGAATACCGGCAATAGCTCCGATAGGGCCGAGGATAACAGCACCTAAGAACCCCCACCCCATCGATGGGCCAAATTTAAATTTATTTTCTTCAGTGATTCGTTCCCAGACTTCCAGATCCTTGTCGACACGGATAACGCGGAACTTCCCGCTTTTATCTGTATAACCTAAAACTATATTTTTACCGGTATTATTAATTTCAACTTTTTTAGCGAAATTGGCACCTATTACTTTCAT